TTGTTTTATGGTCCTCATATTTTTCATACTGACGATGAAGAAGTATTTAATTTTTTATCTCAATTTACTGAATGGCTCCCTTTTGAATTAAAACCAATTGGAGTAACTGAACTTGGCGAAATACCCTTGCCATATAGTCAAAAAACAATAAAAAAATTAGGCAAAGAATTAAGTCAAGAAGAAATTATCCAATATATTTTTAAAGACTATTCAGAAAAACAATGGGGAGTTCCATTTGATCAAATACCTAAATCCATCACAAATAGAATTCCTAAAACAAAAGATTCAGAAGACCCAACTTGGTTTGAAGGGCAGAAATATCAATGTATCCCTAAAGAAGGATATACTAAAATGTTCGAAAAAATGTTAGTTGGAGTAGACTTAAAATTAAATTGCGAACAAAATGAATGGAAAAACCATGATTCTGATTTGATAATATACACAGGTAAAATTGATGAATATTATGAATATTGCTATGGTTTATTGCCATATCGCTCTCTTTCTTTTAAACATTCAATTAGTAATAAAAAATTTGAAGAATTTATTTATAATCAAAATACCAAAATGGTGAATTATACTAGAACATACGATCATAGATTCTTCACTCCAAATCATAAAGGTCAAACTGTTATTACTGAGGAATATCCAGAAAACTATGATGGTTCAAATGTTCCATTTTATCCTATCCCTTGGGGAGATGGGTTGAAAATTTATAGCAAATACAAAGAGCTAGCAGACAAGGAAAAGAACACTATATTCACTGGTAGACTTGCTACATATACATATTTAGATATGTGGATGGCAGTGAAGCAAGCAATTTTAAAACTAAAAAATCAAAATCTTTTAAATGAAAAACTATATTAAACAAATCAATAAGGAAAATATTAAAAATATTGATCTTAGTCTATACAAAAAATACGATTTAAGTATTTACAATGAATATCTTTATTTAAAGCCTGGAAGGGAACATTATCAATTATTGGCAAATTTATCAGAAGATTTTAACGATAAATTGTTTTTTGATGTTGGAACTAATTACGGAGCCTCTGCAATTGCTTTGGGTAATAATAAAAATAATAAAGTAGTATCTTATGATATTAAAGATTTATTAACATGTAAGATTGAAGAAGAGAATATTGAGTTTTGTGTTGGAGATGTTTTAAAAGATGAAAGACTACTAGCCTCAGACATGATTTTTCTAGACACATTTCATGATGGGTCTTTTGAAAAAGTATTTCTAGATTTCTTGGTAGAGAATAAATATAAAGGTATTGTTTTAATGGACGATATTAATGAATGGCCCATCTTAAGATATATTGCCGAATCCATCGCAAAAGAAAATAATCTCCAAATTGTAGACTTAACAGAGATTGGACATTACAGCGGAACATTAGCATTAATTTTTTAATATGAAACAATTTATAGTTTATAAAAATATTTTATCTGCGCAACTGCCATCAACAGTTAATTTTTTACAAAAAGTAATTGATGAAAATGATTTTCAATCAATTATTGAAATTGGCACAAATAGAGGTGGATTGACTTTATGGCTAAATGATAATAAAAAATCAAATACAAAACTTTATAGTTTTGAAATTTTTAAACATGTTCCATTAATTCGTCCAGAACAGATAGATGGAGAATTGATTATTGACAATATTTTTTCAGAAAATTCAATTAATAAAATTAAAGATATTCTATCCAAAGGACAATGTTTAATTTTATGTGACGGCGGCAATAAAAATGATGAGTTTAATTTGTTTTCTAAATTTTTAAAATCTGGAGATATTATAATGCTTCATGATTATGCTGATGATTTAAATGAATATTCAAAAATTCAAGAAGAAACAGGTTGGGAAACAGTTCATGAAAGTAGTCTTGATAGAATTCAAGCAGCAATTGATGAAAATAATTTAAAACGCTATTTATACGAATTAGGTAAAAAAAGTATTTGGGGGTCGTTTCAAAAAATATGAAAATTTTAATTACTGGTATTGCAGGACTTTTAGGTACTCATCTAAGTAGATATTTTTTATTAAAAGGTCATACTGTTATTGGTATTGATGATCTATCTGGAGGTTATGAAGAATTCGTTCCTACCACCTTAGACATTACATTTTATAAAAGAACTATTGGCAAAGATTCAATTTCAGATATTTTTGAAAAGCATAAACCAGATGTTGTCTATCATTTAGCTGCTTATGCAGCAGAAGGTCTTTCGCCATTTATTAGATGCTTTAATTATCAAAATAATATTATTGCTTCGGCATCTATTATTAATGAATGTATTAAACATGATTCAAAATTAATTTTTACATCATCTATGGCTGTATATGGAGATCAAGAAGCTCCATTTACGGAGTCAATGACTCCAAAACCAATTGATCCATACGGTATTGCGAAATACGCTGTTGAGATGGATATTAAACAAGCTCATGAGCAATTTGGTTTGAGATACAACATTATTAGACCTCATAATGTTTTGGGTATTTATCAGAATATTTGGGATAAATATAGGAACGTAATTGGAATCTTTATTAGAAAAGCCCTGAATAAAGAACCTATTATTGTCTATGGAGATGGCGAACAAACCAGAGCTTTTTCAGATGTTCAATATTATATGGAACCGTTTGAACAATTGCTTGATAAATATGATGGTGAAACTTTTAATATTGGTGCGGATAAATACTGGTCAATTAATCAAGTAGCTAAAATTGTAAAAAATATAGCGTCTAGCTATCAATACAATACTGAAATTATCCATTTAGAAGCTAGACATGAAGCTAAACATGCGTATTGTGATCATACAAAAGCTAAAGAAATGCTTCTTTTTAAAGATGAAACGGTTTTAGAAAACTTAGTTGAAAAGATGTTTCTTTGGGCTAAATATCAACCAAATAGAGAAGTGAAAAAAATGCCCTACGAGGTAGAGAAAAATATTTATTCTTATTGGAAATGAAAACAGTTATTATTACAGGCATTACAGGTCAAGACGGCTCATTAATGGCCGATTATCTATTACAAAATACTAATTACTTTGTACTTGGAGCGCATCGTCGTCTTAGCGTTCCTAATCACGACAATATTGAACATCTTAAAAATCATCCAAGATTTTCAACAATTGAACTAGACATCACTGATCCTGAAAACATTAATCAGGTAATTCGCGAAAAGAAGCCAGATTATTTTATTAATTTTGCAGCTAATTCTTTTGTTGGTAATAGTTGGAAGATGCCAGTGAATCACATGCAGACAAACTGTATGGGAGTTCTTTTTTGCTTAGAAGCTATCAGAAATTTTTCTCCAGAAACGAGATTCTATAATGCTGGCAGTAGCGAGCAATTTGGCGATGTTATTTACTCTCCACAGGACATTAACCATCCATTCCGTCCAAGATCGCCGTATGGTGCTGCAAAATGCGCTGCACACCATCTTGTGAAGGTCTATAGAGACTCTTATAACCTTTATGCTGTTCAAGGCATTCTTTTTAATCACGAAGGTGTTCGTAGAGGCGAAGAATTTGTCACTCGCAAGATTTCAAAGAATGTTGCCAGAATCCATAACGCAATCAATTCAGATGAGTCATTTTTGCCAATTGAACTAGGTAATCTAGATGCTAAAAGAGATTGGAGTGATGCCGAAGACTTTGTAAGAGGAATCTGGTTCATGATGAACCAAGAAAGTCCAAAAGATTATGTATTATCCTCTAATGAAACTCATACTGTTCGTGAGTTTGTAGAATTAGCGTTTAAAGCAGCTTTTATTGAAGGAGAATGGATTGGTAACGGAATTGATGAAGTCTTCGTCCAAAAAGAAACAAATAAAATTTTAGTTAAGATCAATTCCCAATTTTACCGACCAGCAGAAGTTGATCTTCTTTGGGGAGATTCAACACCCGCAAGATATTCTTTAAATTGGGAGCCAAAAACATCTTTTCCTAAATTAGTTCAGAAAATGGTTGCAAAAGATTTAGGTTGGCCTTATACTAATTAACAATATGGAACATTTTTATCAAAACATCGGAGAAAATTGGTTTAATTTTCAAGATATTTATCAATTAGCTGTTACTAAATTTGATAATGCTAAATTTATTGAAATTGGAAGTTGGAAAGGAAGAAGCGCGACCTTTATGGCCGTAGAAATTTTAAATTCTAATAAAAAAATAGATTTCTATTGTGTAGATACTTGGCAAGGAAGCGAAGAACATGCTCAAGATGAAATTATTAAACAAAATAGTTTATATGAAGAGTTTCTGCGTAATATCGAACCAGTAAAAGATATTATCCGTCCAGTTAGAGATACTTCGTTATCAGCTAGCGAATCTTTTCCAAACAATTATTTTGATTTTATTTTTATTGATGCTGCTCATGATTATGAAAACGTGAAAGCAGATATTCAAGCTTGGTTTCCGAAACTTAAAAAGGGAGGTATTATTGCAGGACATGATTATCATCCTTCTTGGCAAGGAGTTGTCAAAGCTGTAGATGAATGGTCTTTACTTGGAAATAAAAGAATTTTTGTATCAAATACTTCTTGGATATATTTCAATACAGAAGATATGAGCAAATTTTTATCGTAAAAGTTAAGTTACAATAATTGTAATTAATTTTTACAAATGAAAAAAAAGCAAATTAATAAAAAAGCTCTCGTTGCCAAGTTCGTAGAAGTCCCTCTAAAATCAAAAAGAGAATTTTGGCAGCGAGAGTATGTATTACTCAATCGCTTGATTGAACGATACAGTCTTGAATTTTTAAAAGATACTTCTTTTTCTTTCAAAGGAGAAAGTTTGGCAATTCTTTTTGCAGATAAAATTCTCAAAGAACTAGATTTCAGGTTCAAGATTTACAATTCTTCTTGGAAGAAAAAGCAGGAAACCATCGTACTTATTGACGATCCGCTTGTTGAAAAAAGACAAGTAGCAAAACAAATCAAAACAATCAAAGATTTTTTAAATGGCGAAGACTAAAACTACTACAGAAGAAAAGAAGATCACTTCAAACGAAGTTCTCAGTTCATTTTTAAAGCAAAATGCAGAGGATCATTACAATTTTGAAGAGACAATTGACTATAAGGTGTCAAGTGGTTCTTTACAACTTGATCTTCAACTAGGAGGAGGTTTCGGCCCTGGTCTTCACCGATTCGTTGGAATTAACGAAGGTGGAAAAACTAGCGAAGCTTTGGAAGTTATGAAGAACTTTCTTCTTAGCGTTCCAAACTCAAAAGGTTTTTATATCAAAGCAGAAGGTCGTCTTTCACCAGAAATGCAAAAACGCTCTGGCGTGAAGTTTGTCTTTTCTGCCGAAGATTGGGTCGCAGGCACTTGCTTCGTATTTGAAAGCAATATTTATGAAACAGTGGTTGATGCCATGCGTCAGCTAGTTTCCAAGAATGAAGAGAAGACTAAGTTCTGCTTTTTGCTTGATGCTGTGGATGGTCTGATTGCAAAGAACGATATGGACAAGTCTTTTGAAGAGAGTTCAAAAGTTGCTGGCGGTGCAGTTATTGCTGCCACATTCATGAAGAAACTATCTATCGCTCTTGCAAAGCGAGGACACATGGCAATTTTTATCTCTCAAGTAAGAGCAGATATTAAGCTAGACCCATACTCCAAAGCTCCTATTCGTCAAACATCTGCAACGGGGGGTAATGCTCTACTTCACTTTGCAAACTGGATTCTTGAGTTTGAGCCACGCTTTAAGGGAGATTTGATTCTAAAAAATCCTTCTGATAAAAGCATTGACTTGGAAAAAAATCCTCCAGTTGGACATTGGGCAAAAGTTACTGTTAAGAAGTCTCCAAATGAGAAAACAAATCTCACAATTCCATACCCAATCCGATATGGCAGAAGTGGCGGCAAATCAATCTGGATTGAAAAAGAAATCGTTGATCTATTGCTTGCTTGGGAACTAATCAATAAAAGTGGAGCTTGGTTTTCTCCAAGTGAAGATTTTGTTCAGCTTCTAGCAGAGAATGGATTATCTATTGAAGCTAAAATGCACGGTGAAGCCTCGCTCTTTGAGGTGGTTGAGAAAAACGAAGACCTTCTAAAATTCCTAATTAATTACTTTAGAACCTTAATCCCGCATGAAGTTTAAAACACTCTATGGAAAAGAAAAGACTCTCAAGAATGCGAAAAAGTATTTAATTGATTGGCGCAAAAAAACTCGCAGCAAGTTCCAAGATGAAGTAAAAAGATTTTTGCTTAAGTATTGGAAAGATGATGTTGTGTTTGAAGAATTGAGGTTAGTCGAAACCCGACTAACCTTTGATTTTTTTAACGCTAATAAAAAAATAGCCATTGAAGTCCAAGGACAGCAGCATACAAAATTCATTCCATTCTTCCATGGAAATAGAAACAAGTTTTTACAGCAGCTAAAGAGAGACTCAAAAAAATACGATTTTTGCGAAATAAACGGTATTAAATTAATTGAAATCTATGACGTTAAAGAACTAACAAAAGATTTTTTCGAATCTCAAGAAATTTATTTATAACTATATGGCAAGAAAGAAAAAAGACCTAACAGACGGAATGCCAAAATTCCAAATGCCTCCTAATTTGATTGATCAACTTTATGAGTTGAGTGGCAATGCGGATAAATATAAAGGAGTGGTCGTCGCTTATCTTTCAGAAGATGGCACTCCATTAATTTATGCTAAATATGATTCCCAAGTCATTGAATTTGGAATGCGAAAAGCTTTGGAAAAATACTTGGAAAGCTCAGACATGAATGAAATGACAATCAATGGCGATGAATCTTTTGGTGAAGAAGGACTTGACGAAGAAGAGTAATTGCGCTAACATATCACAGACATGATTTACTCCTATGAACTAGAAAAGCAGCTTCTCGCTGCATTGATTAAAAATCCAGAAAATTACTTTGATATTTCTGCATTTATTAATGAAAAAGATTTTTATAGCGAGGACAATTCTCTCAATAAGACAATCTTCACGATTGTTAAGCAAGCTCTAGAGGCTCATGAGGATATTGACGATGTTATTATTGCTCAACGAGTTCAGAATCTAGGAATCACATTTGATGATGTTGTTAATGTTGGAGAGTATGTAAAGTCTCTTGGCATGAGAAAGGTTGCTGACGGAAGCATCATCAAAACAGCAAAAGAGCTTAAAAAGTACACCATTAGAAGAGAGATTTTTGAGTCTTCGCAGTCAATTGCGAAAAAGATGAAAAGCCTTCCTGCTGAAAGCAGCTATGCTGACATCATCGCGATTGCTGATAAAGAATACAATGCTCGCATTAATCAGTATGAGGTAGGGAACGATTCTCCCGAAAACATCTATGATGAAATGGAATCCTTGATTGAGGAGCGTGGTGCCAATCCTGTTACAGAGTTTGGCATGATGGGGCCACACGAAAAGATTAATGATATTTATGGTTCTCTTCTTCGCCCTGGTAACATCACTGTTGTGGTTGCTCGCTCAGGCGTTGGTAAAACGCAGTTCTGCATGGATTACAGCACCAAGGTAAGCTTGGAGTATGATGTTCCAGTACTTCACTTTGATAACGGTGAAATGAGCAAGGAAGAGCTTATTATGCGCCAATGCTCGGCATTGAGTGGAGTTCCCATGCACTTGATTGAAAGCGGCCAATGGCTACGAGCAGGCAAGGAAACAGTTGATAAGGTAAGAAATGTATGGGCCAAGGTTAAAAAGCTCCAGTTCTACTATTATAATGTTGGTGGAATGGATGTTGATTCCATGATTAATACCTTGAAGCGTTTTTACTATTCAAAGGTTGGCAGGGGAAACCGCATGATTTTTAGTTTTGACTACATCAAGACTACTTCTGATATGGGTTCTGGAAACAAGACAGAATGGCAGGTTGTTGGTGAAATGGTTGACAAGTTTAAAAGATGTGTTCAAAAAGACATTCTTTATAACGGTGTGCCAATCATTCCAATGATTACTTCCGTTCAGTCAAACAGAAGCGGCATTACAAACAATCGAAACTCTCAGAATGTTATTGATGATGAGAGCATCGTGTCTCTCTCTGACCGAATCACTCAGTTCTGTTCTCACATGTTTATTCTGAGAAATAAAACTGCTGATGAAATCTTGAACGAAGGAACTCGATTCGGAACTCATAAACTTATCAATGTTAAAGCTCGACACTTGGGTAAAGATATTCCTGGCGCTGTTGAACCAGTTCGCGTTGGAGACACTCTTAGAAAGAACTTTATTAATCTAGAGTTCAAAAATTTCTGCATCACAGAAAGAGGAGATTTGAGAGATATTGTCGAATTCAATGATATTGGAGAAGGAGTTGAACACAATGGAAGAAACACAGCACCAGACTTTGACGAACTCTGATGATATTCGAAACTCTTTAGAGAAGCTCGGTTATTCTCTAAAAGATTTTGGAAGTCACTGGAGAACAAAAGCTATTTATCGTGGAGGTGATAATCCTACTGCTTTAAAAGTGTATAAGAATACAGGAGTATGGCAAGATTATGTTCAGGGCAGCGGCTCAATGCCGTTTCAGAAACTAGTTGAACTAACTTTAAATACAAAAGACCCGAAAGTAATTAAAGAGTATATTAAGAAATCTGATTTTTCAGAAATCCAATATATCGTAAAAGAAAAAATTGAAATGGACAAAATCTATCCAGAAGAATGTTTGAAAAGACTTTTTCCTAATTTCTCATTTTACAAGAAGAGAAATATTAGTGAAGAAACCCAAAAACTTTTTAAGTGCGGTTTGGCTGGAAATGGTCAGATGTATCAAAGAATTGTTTTTCCAATTTACAATTCAGAAGGTCAAATCTTTGGATTCAGTGGTAGAAAAATTAACGACAATACTGACTCTCCAAAGTGGAAACATATTGGCACAAAAACAAAGTGGGTATATCCAGCTTTTGTTCCAAGAGAGAAGACAGTAGATGAACTGATTGAAGAAAAAAAAGAAGTTATTCTTGTTGAAAGTATTGGCGATAGTTTAGCCTTAACCGAAGAGGGTTATGCTAATAACCTTGTTACTTTTGGACTAGATTGCTCACCAGCACTTCTTAATTATCTATGTTCCAAAAACCTAGATAAGATTATTATTGCGACAAACAATGATTCTGAAAAGCAGAAAAATCATGGTAAAATCTCAGCTATGAAAAACTACATGAAGCTCAGTCAGTTTTTTAATTTCGAGCAACTTTCAGTTCAGCTTCCATGGGCAAATGATTTTAGTGATATGCGTCAGCAAGAAATGTCATTTGTAGATTGGTATAACCCTCCACAAGCTTCGCAAGAAGCAAAGTTAAATGACTATAAAGAATTCTGCTTACTCAACCGTAGTTCTTTCCAAGACAAAAAACTTAAGAAATTTTTAAAGAAAATTGAAGAGTATGAATGATTCATTAAATGCAGTAAATCAGCACAATAGAATATTTTTCGGTCAACCAATTAGAGAAGATACGACTGCTGAATGCTATCCAACAAAAATGTCTGTAGATGAATTTTGCGAAGCAATTCTTAATAATAAAGAAGCTTTTGCAGAAAACATGAAAAAGCTTTGTCCTAATGATGAAAGATTTGTAGAAGAATGGTTTGAAACTTTTGCTGCATGGTCTGAAATCGAATAAAATTTTACTATAAAAACTTTGGAATCTAAAAATAAAACCTCCCTCTCTGCTAGCCGAATTAAAACCGCTCAATCATGTAGTTGGCTATATTGGTGCAAATATCATTTAAAACTTCCAGATCGAAGCAATGATGGTGCGAAACGTGGAAGCATCTGCCACTTGGTTTTTGAGTGCTTGGGAGAAAAGCGTCACAAGAAGCATTATGATCTTGTGATCAAAAAGAAAGATATTTTTGCAAGCAAAGCTATTGAGCGAATGGTAATGAAGCACGCTCGTAGAGATGGCGTAGATTCAGAAGACAATATCCAACAAATAAAGACAATGACTCTAGCTGGACTAGAGTATGACTTCTTTGGCAATGAAGAAGGCAAGCCTACCCAAGCTTTAAGTGAAGAGGATTTTGATTTCAATTATCAAGACGGTGAAGTGAGCTATAAAATCAAAGGCTTCATTGATAAGTTGTTTCTATATAAGAAAAAGGGCTTGGCAATTATTCGCGACTTTAAAAGCAGCAAGGAACCATTTAAGGGCAAAGAGATTGAAAACAATCTTCAAGACCTAATGTATGCTTTGGCTGTTAGAAAGAAATTTCCAGATTATAAAATTACACGTTCTGAATTTTTATTCTTAAAGTTCTTGCCAGAAGTAAAGGGAGTAATCAAAATGGCAGAATTGACTGATGAAGAATTGCGCGGATTCGAATTGGAATTGACTCAAATCCAAAAGTATTTAGATAATTTTTCTATTCAAGATGCTTTCTCTGATCTTGCGGCTCGTAAAGACTATCCAAAAGATAACTCATTTGGCGGGCCATTGCAATGTGGCCGAGCTACATTCAAAGGTCAAAAGAAAAAAGATGGTAGTATTATGTACCATTGTCCATACAAGTTTGATTTTTATTATTACAAAATCAATGATAAACAGGGCAATATGGTAGCCTCTTGTTTCTTAGAAGATTTCGATGAGTACATTAAAAAGTATCCAGAAAAAGACTTCCTATATCAAACCGTTTATTACGGTGGTTGTCCTGCGCATCGAAAATCATAAAAGAACTTGACTCTTATGCGTACTACTACTATAGTAGTGCATGATTCCAATTTTCAAGTCCAACTGTAGTATTGGCAAGTCAATACTAACACTTGATGACCCATCGAAAACAAAAGATGGTTCTGCCGATAGTATAATTTCTATAGCCGTTGAAAACGGTCTAAGTCAACTCCTTTTGGTTGAAGACTCAATGATTGGTTTCATTGAAGCATTTACAAAATGCAAAGAGAATAATATTCAACTCGTTTTTGGACTTAGAATCAGTTGCTGCAACGATAGAATGAGCGAAGACAAGAATCTTTCTCATAGTAAAATCGTTATCTTCGCAAAGAACGATGAGGGTTTAAAAATTTTGACAAAAATTTATTCCTTGGCAAATACAGAATCCCAAGGTTTTGTTGACTCTTCTCTTTTGAAGAAGCATTGGAATAGTAATGTTCTTATGGCTATTCCATTCTATGATTCTTTTATTTATAACAATAACTTCAAAGGATCGCTTTGCGTTGCTGATTTTGAATTCGCAAATCCAATTTTGTTTGTTGAGGAAAACGATTTGCCGTTTGATCATATCCTTCAAGCAAAAGTTGAAAAATGGGCGCAAATCAATAACTCAAGAATTGAAAAAGTTAAATCAATCTACTACAAAGACAGAAAAGATTTTGAAGCTTGGCAGACTTATAAATGCCTTTGTAATAGGTCGTTTGGTAAACAACAGTCTCTTTCTAGTCCAAATCTAGAACATTGTGGCAGCGACTCTTTTTGTTGGGAGGCATTTAAAGAAAATGAAAGATAATTTACTTCGATTTGATTTTAATCAAAAATACGTTATTCTTGACACCGAAACAGAAGGCTTAAATCTTCTCAAGTCAAGACCTTGGCAAATTGCTTGGATTGAAGCTTCTGGCAAAAAGATTCTCTCGAAAGAAGAGAGATTCATTTATTGGCCCGATTTGAATATCAGCGAAGAAGCTGCTCGGATTACTGGATTCAACTATGACAAGTATCGGTCACTAGCTAAATCTCCAGAAGAAGTTTTAGAAGAGTTCTTGCCAATCTTGAACAATAAAGATACTAAAATTATCGGCCAGAATATTCTTGGCTTTGATGTTTACATGTTGAATTCTTGGCAAAGAGCTATTGGTCAAAAAGCTAACTTTGATTATGTTAGCCGCATTATTGATACAAAAGCTTTGGCAATGGCTATCGCTAAAGGCATCAAAATCGTTGAGTCTGATGACTTGATTAGCTGGCAGTATAGGTGGCTTAATCATCGCGAAAAAGGCATTAAAACGAGCCAAGCTCATCTTCTCAAGCATTATGAAATTCCTCATGACCCAGCGATGCTTCATGATGCTCTTTACGATATTGAAATGACTTTTAAAATTTTTCAGAAACAAATTTACGACATTGAAATCTAATGATTGAATTATTCCAAAAATACGAACAACCAGTTCTCCCTGGCGTTAAGCTTCCACAGATTATTATTGAACAGAAGTATTATGATCTGCTGAATATTCCAAACGACTCAACCAACTATCAGTTTCTTCGAAAGCTTTGCCACAAAGGAGTTCTCGACAAAGGTATTGATAAAAAAGAAAATTGCCAAGTTTATTATGATCGTGTTAAAAATGAACTTTCTTTATTTGAAGAGCTTGGGTTTATTGACTATGTTCTGCTTAATTGGGACATTCTAAAGTTCTGTCATGAGAATGGAATTCCCACAGGTCCAGGGCGAGGTTCTGCTGCTGGTTCTCTTGTGCTTTACTTGATTGGCGTTACAAAGGTTGATCCTATTCAATACGATCTTTACTTTGAGCGATTTGTCTCAAAGAGTCGCGCAAGAAAGATTGAAGCGAACGGTCAAGTTTTCCTTGACGGTTCCCTGCTAGCAGATGTTGATAATGACATTGCTTATGAGCGCCGACATGAAGTTATTAAATTTATTGAAGAAAAATATGCTGGTAAGACTTGCAAAATTCTCACACTCAATACTCTAAGCAGTAAACTCTGCATTAAAGAGTGCGGAAAGCTTGTTGGAGAACTTGCAGAGTCTCAAGTGAATGAAGTCAGCGACATGATTCCAAAGAAGTTTGGCAAAGTCGCATCTTTGAAAAATGCCTGTGAAGAAAATGAGAAGTTCAAAGAGTGGGCAAATGAAAACCCAAAAATCTTTTCAATTGCTAAAAAGCTAGAAGGTCTTGTTAAGAATACAGGAGTTCACCCATCTGGCATTGCAATTAGCCATTATTCCTTGGAAGACATTATGCCTCTTCAAACAACAGGAGAAGGCGATCTTGTATCTGGCTATGACATGAACGATGTCGCAAGTCTTTGCGTTAAGTTTGATATTCTTGGTCTTAGAACACTTTCTGTGATTCAAGATGTTTGTAAACAGATTGGTTTAGATATTTTATCTGTTGATCTAGCAACTAATGATATTTATGACAACCTACAGAATCTTATCTGTCCACAAGGCTTGTTCCAGATTGAAGCTGACACAAACTTTAAAGTCGCCCAAAAGGTTAAGCCAAAGAATCTAGAACAGCTTTCTGCGGTGGTGGCTATTGCTCGCCCTGGAGCATTGGACTTCTTGGACAGATATGCCAGATATGTTGAAACAGGAGAGTTCCAAAGCGTCCACTCTTTCTTTGATGATATTCTGGAATACACTGGTGGCATTCCCCTTTATCAGGAACAGCTTATGAGAATGGCCGTTAAGGTTGGCTTTACACTAGATGAAGCTGAACAACTTCGCCGTATTGTGGGCAAGAAGAAGGTTGATCAAATGGCAGCTTGGCAAGACAAGATCAAGCAAAAGATTGAGGAGAACAAACTCGATCCTGTTATTGGAGAGGTTCTATGGAAAGTTGCGGAAGATAGTGCGAACTACTCATTCAACAAGTCTCACTCAATCTCTTATGCTATTTTGGCAGCTTGGACAGTTTACCTCAAATTCAAGTATCCGCAGAACTTCTTTCTTAGCTTGCTTAAGATGACTCAGTTTGAGCCAGACTCTTATTCTGAAATTAATAAAATCAGTCAGGAGCTTACTTATTTCAATATAAAACTCTTGCCTCCCGACTTAACAAAGTCAAAAGCAGATTTCAGCATTGAAAAAACTAATATCAGATATGGCTTGAACAGCATCAAGGGTATTTCAGATAATACCGTGAACTCTCTCATGGAGTTCTGCAATACAGAACTAAAGAATAAATATGATGTTTTCATTACTGCAAAGCAGGTTGGCTTGAATATTGGAGCGTTATCTGCACTAATTCAGGCAGGCGCTCTCAATAGCTTTTCAGAAGATCGTTGCAGAATGGTGCTTGAAGCCCAAGCTTTCAACATTCTGACAGATAGAGAAAAGCGACTTTTTGAATCAATTGGTGAAAAGTATAATTATGATATTTTAACTAGCATCTATGATTGCGTTAGAAACAAGCAGGTTGGTGATGATAACAAACCAATCATGAGCGAAAAAAGATTCAATACATTCAAGACTAAATATGCTGGTTATCGCGAAATTTATGACAAGAACAGTAAAAGTCCTAAATTTGCAAACTGGTATTTTGAAACTAAACTTCTCGGATACTCTTATTCTCAAGTAGTTAGAGATATTTTTTCAGAGTCGAGTTCAGAAAGATACGTTGATTGCATGACCTTCAATTCTCTTGACATTAATGAGAATGTGCGTATGGTTGGAGTTGTAAAAGACTGCTTCCGAAAGAAAAGTGCCAATGGAAATAAATACGCTAGACTCGAAATCGCTGATGAAAACGGCAAAATCAAAGCCATGCTTCTTGACTCCAATCAAAAAGCAAGACTCACAGAATACCTAGACAATGGCAATAAACTACCGAAAGAAGAAAATATTGTCATTGTAACGGGTAAAAAAGGTGACGATATATTATTTATTGACAAGATGGCAATTTTAGACGAAAAGATTTATATGAAACTTTCTGAGATTAAATAAGTGTAAAAATATGAGGATGAAAAATTTTAACTTGACTCCAAGAGTCAAAAAAGCAATTCAAAACGCTCAAAATTTTGCGAAAGAAATGGGGCATCAAAGAGTCAACTGCTCCCACATCTTTAAAAGCATTCTTGAATTGGATTATCCGCTGTTTAAAAGCTTATTCAGACCTTATCTAGTCAACCATCTTGAAATGGCTGATGAAGTAGTTAAATATGTTTTTGAAAATCATCCAAGCCTTTTCGATAAAAAAGTCAATCAAAAAACTTGGCACAATGAAGTTGATGAAATTTTAAAGTTTTCTAGTGAGGTTGCGTCTCAGTTAAAACAAGAATATATTGGAGTTGAACATATCCTATATGCAATCACAATGACTTCTCCAACAGTCCGAGGATTCTTGAGGGATAAAAATTTCCCAATCGAACAGTTTGCAGGAAGTCTTATTTCTTACATGAATCCTCAAAGTGCTTCGCTGCCAAGCCTAGAACCAAAGAAAGCTCCAGTTGAAGAACGACAAGAAGAGGAAGAAGTCGAGTCAAAATATATCGCAAAATACTGTGTCAACCTAAATGATGCAGCAAGAAACGGCAAGCTCAATAGCCTTCATGGAAGAGACGAAGAGATCAAGCTTCTTGTTGAAACGCTTCTTAGAAAGACAAAAAGTAATGCAATTTTAATTGGCGATCCTGGCGTTGGTAAAACAGCAATCGTTGAAGGATTAGCAAATAAGATTGTACGCGATGAAGTGACTCCTCTTCTTGCTAATAAAATTGTCTTGTCTTTAAACATGGCGAGCATGGTTGCTGGCACAAAATATCGTGGTCAATTTGAGCAAAGATTCCAAGGTCTTCTTGATGAACTCAAGAAAGATTCTAGATACATTATTTTTATTGATGAAATTCACACAATGATTGGCGCTGGCAGCGGAGAAGGTTCTCTTGATGTTGCCAATATGATTAAGCCCGCTCTTGCAAGAGGAGAAATCACATGCATTGGCGCAACTACACAGTCAGAATTTAAAAAGCTCTTTGAAAAAGACGGAGCCTTAAAAAGAAGATTCGAACAAATTATTGTTGAAGAACCTTCAAAAGATCAGGTTGAAGCAATCATGTTGAATGCTAAAACTCAATTTGAGGACTTTCACAATGTTTATTTTTCTCCAGAGATTATTAAAAATCTAGTTTATCTTTGTGATAAGTATATGCCTTATCGCAAATTTCCAGATAAGTCGTTCGACATGCTGGATTTGATTAGCTCAAAGGTTAAAATCTCTAATTTTAAAATGCCTAAAAATCTCTCTTCTTTAGAGAAGAAGCTGAAAAAGAATATCCTTCGCCAAGAAGATGAGGTGCAAGAACACTTTTCGGAAATGATCATGGAGTATTCTCAAAAGCTTTATGATTGGGCATCTAAAAAGCACAAAAAAATCAATGTCACAAATGACCATCTTGTAGAAGTCTTTTCTCAAAAACTAAAAATCCAAAAGAATAAAATCGTTCTTCCAGAAAATATAGAGACTGACGACTTGTCGAGTATTCTCAAAAAGGGAGTTTTCGGCCAAGATCAGGCCATTGATAAAATTTCGGACGTTCTTTCCTGCTCAAGAGCAGGACTGAGACAAAAGGATAAGCCAATGGGTAAGTTCTTATTTATTGGACCAACAGGAGTTGGTAAAACGTGGACAGCAAAACTAATTGCCGAGAAGTTCTTGGGTAACGAAAAGCTATTGCTGAAATTGGACATGAGCGAGTATCAAGAAAGCAGTTCAATAAATAAGCTGCTTGGTTCATCCATTGGATACATTGGATGCGAGGAAGGTGGCATTCTGACTGAATTCGTGCGCAATAATCCAAGTGCGGTTGTTCTGTTTGATGAAATTGAAAAGGCCCATAAAGACCTTAACAGTATTCTTCTTCAAATCATGGACGATGGCTATGTCACAGACAGTCTTGGTCGCAGAATTGATTTTAGCAATACAATCATTATTCTAACTGGCAATATTGGTCAAGAGAACGCTTCTCCAAAACCTAGTATGGGCTTTGTTCCAGTTGTTGAAAAACCAGAAAACGGATACAAAAAAGCTGTAGAAAACTTCTTTAGGCCAGAGTTCTTAGCTCGTCTTGACGATATTATTGTGTTTGAGAAAATCTCAACCAATGAATTCCATAAGATTCTAGAAAAGCTCATGCAAAAAACATCAAAGCTTTTAGAATTGCAGGGTAGAAAGATTGAATTTTCAGAAAATGTATTCTCTTTCCTTCTTAAGAAGATTGAGGAGTCTGGTAGCAATGCCCGCTCTATTGAGAAGATTTATCGCCAGCACTTTGAAATCCCCCTTGCTAAATTCATGCTCAAGAATAGCGTGGTAGAATTTTCTTCCGAAATTTTTGAAATGGAAGTAAGGTTTGTTGAGAGTGTGCGTAGTTAACTGTGCAATGAAAATTCGCTCAACTCAAAACAGTATTGTTAACGCTATGCGTTCCAGCCGTGGCCGTTTCTTCGGTCTTACTACCACCCAAGGTAATCAAGTTAATGCTCGTTTCGTTAACGAAACCCCTCGTTACGTTCGCGTCTATGACCGCAACAGCGACACGACTCTAACTCTAGCCAAAACTAGCCTCGCAGGAATCCGTCTTAACGGTACTACAGTCAAAGCCTAATTAAGGCGTAACATGAAATCAGAAACCCGTCGAATTCGACGGGTTTCTTTTTATTATAGGTATGGCAAGGGTAACGAATCTTTT